TCCACAATTTAATTCCTGGACGATCCATAATGAATTGATCCAAACGAGAATTGTATGCACCATTCATTAGTGTATCATGAGCATAGCGAGGATGCTCTGAACTCTTGCTTGGAGCATGATGACCACAAACAATGGTTGTCATCCATGGAGGAGTCATATTGTAATTAACCTCGATGAACTTTAACATCTCTTTGTGGTCTTCAATCACATGTCGTGGAGTCAAAGTTGCTGGGCGAATCTTAAACTTTACAGTTTCAGTACCATCATCCTTCTCATCCCAAACTCTGTAATTAACCATCTCATTACTATTCACACAGATTTGAAAGTCATTCATCCGACGCTGTACATGATTGATGGTGTGTTCATCTTCACCATTCATATCAGTCCAAAGAGTGCCACCCAGAAATACATAATCTCCAAGAGTGAATACTTCTTTGTCTAGAACATGAATGTTTTCCAGATGCCTCAATGCACGCTTGATGTGAACAATAGACTCAGCGTAGTCACCATGATAGTGCTCGTGATTACCCATGACATACACCACGTGGGGAAAGTTTTTAGAACACTGAGTAAAGAACTCCATGTAACGATCTGTCTTTGCAGAGGACAAGATACTGTCCGTGACTTTAAGATCCACTGCCGTGCAGATATCTCCTGAGAGTACAAGTACCTCAGCATCCTGTGTATTTTCTAATTCCAGTTGTCCAAACTCTAGATGGACATCTGAGCAAATTGCGATTTTCATTTATTACCTCTATATGGGTTTTCTGGATTACGAGCCATACGACCATCTTTCCATACCAAACAATGATCCCCAAGATAAAATCCACAGGGATTACCAACGTAGTTATTGACTGCTGAATTATCAATGTAGATATTCTTTGTCTCGACAAAAGATCCACATCCAGTTAACATTAACACTGCAACCATTCCAACGAATAACAAACTCAGTGAAAGTAAGAATGTTAGTCCAATTGCAATGGCAAGGCAAATTAATCCCAGTACCATATACCCTGCAACTACTAGGTACAGTCCTGCAATTAGGAAGAGAAATTTTATAGTCGATAACATAAGATTATTATACCCCAATTAAACATTTAAGACAAGCATTATTTTCGCCATCTACTAGGATGTCCTCGATTAAGGAGAACTCCATACCATAGCATACGAATACCATTCTTAACTTGCAATATCCCATTCCTCCAATAGTAGGTACGATAATTTTTGGCTGCAACCCAGTCGTCCATTAGTCTAGTCTCTTTCTATCTCGGGATCGGAAAATTTAACCCTTGTAATGAGCCAAAGCAGTTAATGCTTCGAACTCACCCCATGTAAGAGAGATGCTCTTAGTATCACTAATGGTTACATCGAATCCCTCGCCATTGTGCCATTCACATAGCTCGATGAAGTCGTGTTCCTTTGCAAGATGATCATAGTTCTTCAACACAGTTATCTTAGTCTTACGTGTATATTCTTCCATACTAACCTCCATAATACTTAATAAGCGTATTCATTGCACGAATTAGATTCATGTTATTCACAACATCTTCAGGATGTAACCAATAACCACTAGGATTAGATTCATCCTTGGGATTGTTATTCCATTGATCCAACTCCGACTGTAGATAGTCTCTACCTTCTATTAGTGTAGCTAGGGTAATACCATCACTAACTTCGTGGGGAATCGTTAAACCTGTATTCATAATAGCACCAATGCTCCAATTACCAGTACATAGCCGATTCCCAGAATAAGCCATGCTCGTTTGTGTTCGTAGTTCATATGCAACCTTTCTAAGTCAAAAAATATCTCGGGGAATTTTTTAGTGAATTACCGTTTCAAACGCTGTAACCCTCTATAGATTCATAGGGTGGAGTGGTGTGTATGATGGGGGATAATACATCGCTTCTCTATCAGTAGGAGTCCCTAACCCTCTTATAGATTTGCTCTGACCCCTACCCCCTCCTACCTAGTGAGCCAATATAAACTAATAGGTATAGCGTAGATCGCCACTGCGATTCCAATATATCTAATATTGTCCATAATTATTTCCTTATTTGTTAATTTGAATATCATAGCTAACACGATTCATTTTGCTATCGTATACTGTAATCCTACTAGTAATACCGACAGCATTAAACATGTCTTCATATAACTGAGCCACAGCCAGATTTATATTACTATCGCTACCAATATTACGATTCTTAATCCTACTCTTAGTAGTGTAGAATGAAACACCATTTACTATTACTCTAATCATAATAACTCCTTAAGCAGTCAACATGTAAGTAGCAAGATCACGATACTCTTTGTTCGAAGCACGAATCTTACAAACAGCGATAAGGGTACGCAGAGAGATTTCTTTGCAGTCATCCTTGATTTCACGGATAAGCGATAACGAGTCAGACTTGATCTTAGCATCGTACTCTGGCAAGAACTCGTCGGATTTTGCAATAAACTCCATACGATCGATCTTCTGGTCCAACGACATAGACAGGTCGATCATCATACTACGACTACGAATGGCTTGATCGATGCGATCTTGGTCCATGTTCGAGATGAAGATAACACGACCAGTAAACTCGAATGAACGTGGCAGATCATCGTCCTTCATATCAGCATTCCAGCTAATGATACGTTTACCGTAAGAGTCCAATGCTCCCTTAAGCAGATTCAGTGCCACAGGATCTTTCAACACAGCGTCACAGTCATCGAACACGATAATGGACTTGTTGTTTTCGAACAGAGTACGATACAAACCCTTGGCAGTCGAATAACCCTTAACCATGGTGAAACACTTACGTGTATTAATAACAGCACCAACTTGGAATTCAGCCAAATCACTAATATCTTTGTAGCCATTTGCTTCAAGAGTCTTAGTCACAGTGTAAGTCTTACCCAGTCCACCTTCGCCAGTAATCACAGCAGATGGCTGAACACCAGTGGCAACCATATTAACCAGCTTTTCAACGAAACCGAAACGAGTGTTAATGTCGAAACGATTTTGCTTTTCAGTAGCAGCTGCAATCGCAACGCTAACATCACCGACCATCGCTTTTACACGACGCTCCACATATGCCTTAGAGTAAGACTTGATAGTCTTGGAACCAACTTTAGCCATATAATTACCAGATTTAGCGTCAAAACTCACAGCGGATACATTCATAAAAAACCTCTCTTAATCAATTCAATAAGAGTATTATTCCCTAATTGCGAATTAAGGACAACACCTTTCTGGAGGTGTCGTAAGTTGTTGTTTTTACAGGGATTAATAACCCTACAGAATAGAGGGTTTTAGGTCGTTCTCGGTGTCTCTCTGTCTCGATCAACCCCTAACACAGTGATTCTACACCAAAGTCAAGTCTAAGACAAATCTAAATTGCAAGTTGCAAACGACAAAGATATTTGTCGGATTATCACTAGACCTCAGTCCACAGATCGCCATCCTGAACAAATTGATTTGACTGGATGGGTTTCTTAGTAATAGGTGCGATGGGCTCGGCTGGCTTATTGGCACCACCACTAGTGAAGGTATGTACTGCTGCTTCAGCTTCATCAGTACCACCAGTGAGCCACGCTGATTTCTTCTGTCCGATTTTCTGCTTCTGCTCAGTCGTTAGTGGTCGTGAGTTGCCACAGCTACGACTACAGAACTCACCACGCTTGGTGTGCTTGACGGAACACTTAGGACAAGTTTTTTCTTTATACGCCATCGCTTGCATTCATAAACAGACTAATTGTCATTTCTGGGGATATACGTCCACCATGCTCCACTAAATAGCATCCCTATCTCTAAAGCTGGCGAAACATAGTACAGCACCGAGCATCCACCATACGCTCCATCCATATAATGCTACTAGGACTACAGACAACGAGAGTATGAATAGATTGTAGAAAGCACAGATGGCCAGTTGTATTGTCTCTTGATTCATTCATGTCCCTTGTCTAGGAGTAATTGTATCATCTTACGTTCATGCTGTAAGTCTGTAATACGTTCACGGATGTCATGATACTCTTGGGATAACGTACTTTCACTCACCATTGCATCTAGGTACATATGTGCAGCTACATCGGTTAGCTTGGTTATCTCATTCTCTACCAGTAATTTACGATCTTTTAACATTATTCTTCCTTTGGTTTTCTCGGTGATGTACACGAATCATTCCACAGTTCTTGTGCTTGCTTCATGTACTCATTAAGGGATGCATCTCTTTTCTTGGCGAACTCAGCTTGCTTCTCGTGAGTGGATAGTTGATATTCCACAGTATCATCTGTGGTAATTTTCTCTCCTTCGAGAATATTAGTAAGAGACGGATTCATTGTAACTCCTTTATAACTTCTCTCTGGCTTGCCACGATTGCTTCCAATTCTGCGACTCGTTTTGTTGCATGTGCCAGTTGTTGTTCCAGCGTTTTTATTGCTTCAGCCATGGCTAGGATTGCTTCGGTTTGTTGTTCTTGGAGTGTTTTCATTTTTTCGTTTCCCTTGGATAGTATAGAATCACTGTAGATTCCGTTTGAATATGTTCCAGCATTCTTCCCATGTCCAGACTTCGGATGATTTTTTCACCCTTTCCCTAGGAAGAGATAGAGCACTATTAATAGCTGTTTTGAGATCGTTATCCATTATGCCATTCTCTGGAGTAAGTATGTCAATTGGTCCAGGAACAGGATATGCAGCAACTGGTGTACCCAGTGAGAGTGCTTCAATAATAACGATTCCAAAGGTATCGGTCTTGGATGGGAATGCAAATACATCGGCACTGTGATATTCATTGGCAAGTTCAGTGCCAGACTTATAGCCCAGAAACTTTACGTGAGGATAGGTTTTCTCTAGTCTAGATCGATCTGGACCATCACCAACAATTCGAATATGATAATCAGTGAGTTTGCAGAGTGCGTCTAGATTCTTTTCTTTTGACACACGACCAACGTAAAGAACACGTGGAATCTTACTCTCAGTTCTTGATTGATTGGGATGTAGATTAGCACGATTGACACCACGAGTCCATGGAATAATATTACCATCGAATCCATTGGATCTTAGGTCATTGACCATGGTCTTTGTGGTGGTCAGTACAATTCCAGAGTGCTTATGAAACCAGCGAACATAGCGATACGTCCATGACATTGGAATGCCATAGATTTGTTTTAGAAACTCGGGGAATTTTGTATGATAGCTAGTGTTGTAGCGTATCTTCTTTCGATCCAGATATAGTCGTGCAGCGAGACCTATTGGACCTTCTGTGGCGATGTGAATATGATCCGCATGTATCGCTTCAATCGCTTTACCAATACCAATGGGGATTGAGATCTTAACTTCAGGATAGCCCACAGCATTAAAATGATGGAACTTCCTGGGATCAAGATAAACAATGCTATACCCATCACGATTAGCGTAATCTTCCAGATTTTTGAACGTGGTAACGACACCATTAATCTGGTCTGGTAGATTGTCCGTCACTATCAGTATTTTTATCACTTGTTTTCGTCCATGTTATAATTTCCCAACGACCATCATGATGTTCAACCAGAGCAGTCATTGATTCTACCCAGTCGCCATCGTTCATATATGCTACACCATCGATTTCTTTTATCTCCGCATGATGTATGTGTCCGCAGATTACACCATCATAACCACGTTTCTTGCAATATGATGCCAGATTCCTTTCGAACTGAAACATAAAATCACTGGCTTTCTTTACCTTATTCTTTAGGTATTTACTCAGTGACCAGTATCCAAAACCCAGCTTATGTCGAATCCAGTTAAAACGAGAGTTCCAGTCGAGGACTAGATCATATAACTTATCGCCAAGAAATGCCAACCATGGAGCCAGTCGAGTAATTCCATCAAACAGATCTCCATGAGTAACCAGATATTTCTTTCCATCCACACCAATGTGTTCAGTTTGATTGTGAATCTCAACTAGACCAAAGGAAAATCCATAGGGTATCATTGGTCTTAAAAACTCATCGTGATTACCAGCCACATAAACCACTCTTGTATCTCGTTTTGCATGGCCAAGTACACGACGAACTACGTTGGTGTGGGATTGTTTCCATTTCCACTTGTTTTGTTTAATTTTCCAAGCATCGATGATATCTCCAACAAGATAGAGAGTATCACAGGTATTGTGCTTCAGAAAGTTATTCAGCTGTTCTGCCTTGCAGTCACGAGTGCCAAGATGAACATCGGAGATAAAGATTGTGCGGTATGTTTTAAGCATACCACTATTTATGAATTATTTGTACCAGCCAATGCCTTCGTGCTTCTTACCTGTCTTGTGTTCGTAGTATTCATGTGCGCAATAGTATGCAAACAGTGGTAACTTTACAACGATTGCATAGAACATTGCGATCGCAAGAATTAGTGGTGATAGTACGACTAGGATTGCTCCGATGATCCACTTCATAGATTCTCCAATTGTTTTTCGCATCGTGAAATTTCTTCCTTTAATCTTAGACGTTTTTTCTTTAGTTCTTCACAGTGCAGGTATTCATCGTAGTGACAGTCCAACTCAGTGATTTCTTCATCTAACTTACGATGCTTTTTCTTTAATGATGCAATATGAGATTCTAACTTTTCTTTTGTCATAGTAACCAGTTTCCATTGAGATTAGAAAGGTACTCTGCGTACTCGTTCTTCAGTGTTTCTTCCCATTGTTTCTTGTAGTCGATGTCGTGCAGTCGTGAAAATGCAGAGATTTTATCTTCTGGCATGCTTGGAGCCAGACTTGACTTCCACTCTTCGAATGAGAGTTTAGGTTGTATTTCTTTATGATAATCTTTTATATTCATATCAATTCATTAAATGAAAACCCTCGTGTGAGGGTTTATTGCTGGTTCATCAAATCAATTTTATTCTACGATTGTTACTTCTACGGTAACATTCATGATTTCTGCGGATTCTTCAACGAATTCTTTCCAGCTTTCAGCAGTTGCCATATCTACCCAGCCACGTTGTCCACCGAATCGAACACCTTCAATGATGGTTTTTGGATAAGCCACTTTGTTTGAATCAATCAATGCTTGTAGTGTATCCATTTTAATAGTGTCCCACTGAGTAGCAAGTTCTTCTGTGAACTCTGGACCCCAAACTGTTTTAGTAAAAACTGACATAATAATCTCCTTGTTAAGATTTATTATTTATCTTATTATCCACCTCGTCCAGCAGCACGTTTGATTGGCTTATTGGATTGAATGTTATTGATTGCTTGTTTAATCATGCCACTGGCTTCTCTCGGAGAATGACCACGATTTAGTAGATCTTTCTTGGCTTTCTTTTTGGTTCGCTTGAGTAACTTCTTCGCTTCCCACTCTTGTTTAAATGCCGATGGTACTTTAGTTTCTTCGTTCATACGTTCTCCTATTATTTTGGTGCCCCTTGTCCGACTCGAACAGACCACCTACTGATTACAAATCAGTTGCTCTACCAGATGAGCTAAAAGGGCAATACTGGCTCCACAGGGTGGGCTCGAACCACCGACCAAATGATTAACAGTCATCTACTCTACCGACTGAGCTACTGCGGAATATTGTTTACTTTGACTTACGATCAATTTCTCTTTGAATCTTGGCAACTATTTTCTTTTTAGATGTTCTCTCTTTGAGAGCAGTCAACTGTGCCACATTTAGTGGACCAAGACGTTCTTTACCATTCTTAGTACGCATTGGATCTGCTTTACGTGTTTTTTGATTACCACCTTTTGTTGCCATGATTAACCTCTTTCAGTTATTGTTATTTGGTGCGAGAGGAGAGACTCGAACTCTCACGACTTGCGTCACTGGCTTCTAAGACCAGCGTGGCTACCATTACACCACTCTCGCTTCTACTTATCTTGGTCGGAGATGAAGGATTCGAACCTTCGGTCTTCTGCTCCCAAAGCAGACGGATTAACCAGACTTTCCCAATCTCCGATAAACTTTGGTTGCGGATGCTGGAATCGAACCAACAACTGAAGCATATGAAACTTCCGAGATACCGTTTCTCTAATCCGCTATAACTGGCGACTCGTGGGAGAATCGAACTCCCATAAGCGGATAGACAATCCGCTGTAATAACCATTATACTAACGAGCCAAAAACTTGGAGCGGAATGTCAGAATCGAACTGACAACAACAGATTGGAAATCTGTAGTTTTACCATTAAACTAATCCCGCATGGTGGAGAATACTGGGATCGAACCAGTCGTACCCGAAGGTGGCGGATTTACAGTCCACTGCATCACCATTGATGCTTCTTCTCCGAAATTTGGTACACGATAGGAGAATCGAACTCCTCTTCCTGCCGTGAAAGGGCAGTGTCCTAACCGATAGACGAATCGTGCATAGGTAGTTTTTATTGTACAGGAAAACTACCAAACCTTGCGCACTTGCATGGGATCTTTTCCCAACCTCACGCTTCAGTTTCGACTAAAGACTTAGAGAGGATTTCAGAAGAACTACTATTATACATCAACTAACTTTGCAAGACAACCATTATCTGGAGTGGGTGACAGGGATCGAACCTGCATAATACGGATTTGCAATCCGTCACCTAACCATTCAGTAGCACACCCACATAATCTGGCACGGCATGCAGGAATCGAACCCACATTCGTAGGGTAGAAGCCTACTGTATTATCCATTATACTAATGCCGTATTGGGTTGAGCAATGGGAATCGAACCCATACTAACAGAATCACAATCTGTGTTGCTACCACTACAACATGCTCAACATAACTGGCGGAAGAACTGAGATTCGAACTCAGGGATGCTTTCACATCGGCAGTTTTCAAGACTGCTGGTTTAAACCACTCACCCACTCTTCCTAAACTTGGTGCGACTGACCAGAATCGAACTGGTATGCTCTGCAGCGAGAGATTTTAAGTCTCTTGTGTCTACCTATTTCACCACAGTCGCATTAACTCTATTATACATCAAACAATCTTGCAAGTCAATGGTGTGCCAACTAAGAATTGAACTTAGACTCAACCGATTATGAGTCGGACGCTTTACCATTAAGCTATTGGCACATTGTTCTTATTGCACGTTGTCGTGAATCCACTTCCAATATTCTTCTACTGTCATTTCTCTCTCCTATAAAACAAAAAACCCTCGGAGATTTCTCTGCGAGGGCTGATGAAAAGTATAATTACCTATCAGCTAACCCTCACTCCTAGATCTAGGTATGAGTTTTCCAAGCCACATAATAGTGGATTGGAAGTTCTAATTGTAGGTATATGTTTCATCATAGTAATTTATTTAGGACAATTATAATGTTTCGCCACCAACTTGTCGGTTGGCTGGGCATAATCCACCTTCACTACCTTTTTGACACGCATCAAGAATTCGTAGAATCTCTGCTGCATTTCTACCGACATTGTGATTGTTTATGCTGACGTGCTGAACCTCATCTTGTGGATCAACAATAAACGTAGCACGGAGTGGAGTTCCATCTGATGTTGCAATGCCACATTCCTTTGCCAACTCATTACCAGAATCTACAAGCAGTGTATGTTGCAAATTAGTCAATAGAGGATTTGATTGCTTCCATGCCAACTTACAATATTCGTTATCTGGAGAAATTCCAAACACAACAGCATTAAGTTTTTCAAACTCTGGAATCAGATTATCAAAATCTACAATCTCAGTTGGACATACAAATGTAAAGTCTTTTGGATAGAAATAATAAACTTTCCATTTATTTTCAATAGTCATTGATACTTCAGATGGCTCTGTTGAGTTTGGTTCTACTGCAAAATAATTCTCTCGAACCCATCGTGGCCAAAAACTACCCACTGTTCTGTTAATATATTCTCTTTCTTTCATAATATCCCTTAGTTTAGTTCTAATTTACCAGTCATGGTGTCAATTCTACCCAACATCATAACATTAAATGCAATAGTAATTCTTTCTTGGTCTTCATCTGCACAGAAACCTCGTTCAACGGCATGTGGTAACCAACTTGGCCACATCAACATAGTTCCACGCTTTGGTGGATATCTCATAAGTCCAGAGTTGAATTCAAACATCTCCTCATATGATGGCTCAAACACTCTGGCAGCTGGACGTGGATCTGAAAATGCAGTTTTACCGCAGTTCTCTGGAGTTTTAATGTAAAGAATTCCAGAAATCAAACAATTTGGATGAATGTGCACTGGATGTCGATGATTTGGATTAGTCACATTTGCCCACATACCACTAATATAATGTTCATCACGTTTAACTTTAAGAAAATCTAAAAAGTTTTTTGATTCATTAAGAACTAACTCTGAGAATCTATCAAAACCTCTTCCTGGAATATACAACTGATCATCAGTCACAAAATTACCAGCTTCAAAGAATCCTTGTTTATCATTTCTTAGTTTTAATATATGTTCTTCTAACTCTTCACATAGTGTTTCATCTTCCACTTCTCCAATAATAAGAGGAGTTGGAAACAACGGCATGATAGATGCATTCTTTAAATGTTGTCCAATTTCTTTGACTTCAGATTGTTGCTCTTCTACATTCTCACTCATACTTTTTCACCTCAATTTTACATTTATTTAAAAAATCTATACCTAGTTCGTCACGATAAGATGTGCGATAGTACACACTACTTATGCCTGCTCCATAGATTAACTTAGCACAGTGTACGCAAGGAGCATGAGTGCAAAATAAACTAGCACCATTTCCTGATTCACCATCACGTGCTAACTTCAGAATAGCATTTGCTTCAGCGTGAATAACTTCGTCTTTGGTTTTGGTAATCACACCACCATCTTCGTGCACCTCAATGACCTCTTCGCATTCGTTTGTCCAACCAGATGGCATACCATTATATCCGATTGAGATGATACGATTGTCTTTCACGACAACCGCACCCACCTGCAATCGTTTTGCAGAGGACAGCTGTGCGAATCTCTCCGCAGTGTCCATGAATGCATCAATCCACTTCTGTTTCATATTATTTGGTAATAGTTAATTTATCTAACTCTGCAATAGGATCGAATGGCTCATCGTTCTCATCTTCTTCGTTTTCTGCAATCCAGTCTTCATGACGTGTCATCAAATCAGCAAAATCAACTAAGTCTTCAGGTAATTCTTCAATTGAAGATAGAGATGTAATGTCATACTCATAATAAAAATCTTCGCCATCTTCAAACTTACCAATAAAACCCATACCCTCTTCTTGATAGTATGCACGAACATCCCATCCTTCAGATACAAGATATTCATAGATTGTAGTTGGTGGAGACCAAGCAGAATCAAAGTTCATGCTGATAGTATTATCATCTTCTCTTTGCCAATCATATGGATTGACATCCCACTTTGTACCCCAGTTGTTGACGTTCCAGTCATACCAGTTTTCTTCTTGATCAGCTGGACGTGGACATAGATGATTCAATGGTTGTTTTTCTTCCTTCAACAACTCTTGTTCAAGAGCATCAATCTTTGTCTTGTCTTCGTTGGAAATTGTAACGCTGTTATAGCACCAATTTGGCATAATATATCCTTAGATCATAAATTGTTTAAACAAACTAATCACATCATCAATATTCGCAGCGAACACTGAAATTTTCTTCTCATTATCACCAGCATGAGTATCATAGTCTAACTTGACTAACCACTCAGTGATTTTCTTCTTCTTATCCTCGCTGTTATCAGCAACTTCGATAGTAACTCGAATTGGATCCAGCGAGTTGGCATCCCAATAAAAACTAAAATACATTGCACTTCGAGCAGAACTCAATATGAATGTAGTTGTGGAATTGATTTTAACTTCTCTAAGTTTACCCCGAAAAACATCATAGTTATTGATATACCATTCGGGTAAATTAGCAAAGTTATCATATTGCTCTGACTTGAAATCAGAGAACATAGAGGACAATGGTAACATAACAAAACATTCCTTATAATGACCAGACACACTGTTGCCATCTGGATTTTGTGTAACAATCAAATAAGACTCTAACAAGAATGACTGCCAGTCTTTCTTCTCTTCAAATTTCTCTAAATTCCTAGCAACGATGTAGCACTCATCAGGATTGAATGCCTTATCAGCTACATGCGAGTAACAACGATCCCCATTACCCTTTCCAGTGTAGTAAGGAACACCATGCGAGTCAATGTATTGATATACATACTGTCCTAGTGTTGCAAAGAATTCAGAACTTGGCTTCATAATATAATTATACTACATCAAAGGTTACATGTCAACTACTCTTTTGCAACCTTTTCTTTCTTTACTGCAGCAGGAATGATACCTGCATCAGATACTAACTTATGTGTAATCTTTGGATATAACTTTGTAAGTTTCTGGTCTTTGACTGCAATAAGAACTTTGGCTTCTTCAGGATGAACACCTTCTAACAAAGAGATGAATAAAGATTCTCTCTTGATAGGTGTCAAGTCTTTGCGAGTAAACACATACATTCTTCGTGCTTCGCTAAACAAATTTGTTGGTGTCATACCCATTGGTTCAGCAGCAGGTTTGAATGGTGGCTCACCATCTGGTAGAATAAACTTATAGTCTGGTAGGAATGAGTGTGCAAAAATTACTTTAAGTAAAAAGTCTTGTTTGTAATTTTCAATGGCTTTTGGATTCTCATTAATCTCCGTAAGCATTTGCGTTAGATATTTTTTCATTAAAAGTCTTCCAATTCGTCTAATAGTAAACGGCAACGATGTTCCATAAGGTAATTCATAACAGTCATCTTATCGCCACTCGGTTGTGTATTTATGTATGCTTTGATAATGTCTTCTGATACATCTGAAGGAATAAATTGGAAGTCTACCAGAGTTGCGTTACGATGCCAGTTGCGTCGCTCTTCGTCATTCTTACATGCGTCGAATCCCTTCTCAAAGAACTCTTGGAGTCGTTTAGCACTCATTGGCTTTTGTCGTTCACCTTCCATGAACACATTGTCTTTACTAAGAATGTTTGGCACACCATCACCAGTGTCACCCTTAACAATATGCTCAATCTTGTGCTCAGTAATTTCCTTATGAGTTGCAGTGATATATTTCTTCTGCATCGGAGACCACTGCTTCACATTGTTGAACAACTGCAACTGCTTGAAGTCTTTGTCAGAGGACAGAATCAATACCTTCTGTGGCTCTTCCACTAACCCTTCTTGGACTAGAAGATTCTCTTGTAAATACTTTACCATCACTGCAATGATGTCGTCTGCTTCTGCACGATCCACATGGAGTACACGATAAGGAAAGTGTGTGGCAATATCAGTACGCATCTCTGATAGTGTATCAAAGATCAACTTCCAATCGAGATCTGATTTATCACGATTGCTCTTACGCATACCTTTATAGAATTCAAAGAATTCCTTGCGCCAATACTTACGACCATCACAACAGATGACCAACTCTCCGTAATCTTTACCATACTTCTTCTTGTATGATTTAAGAGTGGACAATGTCACATGACGAATAAGATTCTTCACTTCTGATTCAGTACCCTTCAACTCTCGCTGAAAGGTTAGGATTGCTGCAAGAGCAACTTGGCTATAATCTACTAATATCATCAAAATGCCCCAAGCAAAATACATTCTTCATTAATACGTCCATTCGGTACGGATGGTTTCGTAGTTAGTTTCTTCAGTGCATTATTCAATGCACGTTTACCAAGTGCCAATCCTTTAAAGAATTCCTCTGGCTTACGCAGTGTCATCTGTTGAGATTCTTTAACATCAAATCCGATGATAGTAGTGCCTTTGACAGAGAGTGGATTACCACCTTCACCTTTATAAACACCGACACGACGATATTTTGTATTGTAATACCATACTTCAGTGGAGCCAATAATGGACTCTGGCTTGATTGACTTCAAACTAAGTTCTGCGAACTCTCGCATAAACTTCATTTTAGATACCAGCTTAGTGGGCGACTGTGGCTTACGTTTACGTGGTGCACGATCTGCTTTAGCAGTCTGAATCATCTGTTGACAATCATCAACGATCTCACCAACAAACTTATGGAATGCCTTTAACTCTTTCTTAGAGAAGTTTGAATATCCCTCAATAAGTTGATCATCTTCTTGATTGATTACATCTGCTAGTTCGTTATACAGTTTAACAAAACTATCACCGATACGTTTAGCAATTGGTGCAGATACTGCCTGTGCAAGCAAATAGTTCTTAGCAGAGAAAGTAGTTTTACCTTTGCTAAGAACAAATTCATCAATAGCACCTTCGATCTCACCAGCAAGTTCTCTGGCTTTTTCATCCATGCGTTCTTGAATGCTAATCACATTGGTTGGTGCAACAGCTTCTTTCTTAACTTCTTTGACGACGTTATGTTTGGCAACGAGAACAGCAACACGTGACTCAAGAAGAGCCATGTGTTCATCTGATAGAGTATTGCCATTGGAAAGCAAACGACACATAATGCCAATCTGACGAACATCAAAGTCACTTGCTTTGTTTAGTGCAAGAACTTCATTCTTTCGATTCAGTTTGGCAAAATGCTCGATTGCATATTTGAGACGTTTCTTATCGTCTGTTTGATCAGTGTACCAGACCAGAGCAGTGGCGATATCGACATTGTAATTCTCTGGTCTGATTGTTGGCTCGTCTTTAATACGATTCAACTCAGCGTGTGCTTTAGCTCGTTTTTTTGCAGCATTAACATTCATAGGTTTGTGACCTCCATAATATAGTATCTATTATACCGCAAATGCGAATTAAAGACAACACTTATTTTGCAGTAATTTTCTCGTATAGCTCCACGAAGTCCTCGTGGTCTGCAACTTCTTGAGCCAGATTCTGCTTATGATACGTCTTTGCGATCTTTGCAATAACTTTCTTAGGAATTTGCAAAGTATCAGATTGTTCCTTAACGATTTCTCGAATTAGATCTCGTTCAGCTTCAGTACGAATCATTGAATTGCTAATCTCTTGAATAGCACCTTGTAAATCTTTTTTCTGTTCTGGTGTTAGTGCGTAATTCATTTCCTACCTTTCATAGCAAAAAATCCAAAAATCCATAGAGTGGCAAACCAAGTATAGATGTTACTTGGAATAGCAAGGACTGGGAATAGTGTATTCAAAGACCAGATGGAAATTAGTGGTCCAAATATAATGATAACTGCTAGCAGTGCAACTATCAAACCAACTTTAATAAAGTCACTCATAGATTAAATCCTACTTTTGTTACGGAGTCCCAGCGAAAGGATCTCCATTCTTGTTTTTCTGTATCAAAGACTCGTAGTGCGGATCCAGAATCCTTGCTAGTTGTTTCTGTCTTTGGTTGTTTGTCTGTGGGAATTCTTGATTCAGCAAGGGTGCAGAACATGTCTCTGGTTGTACCATCTTTTTTGGTGAAAGTAACACACACGTCTTTTGAGATTTCATCACGTAGAACTCCTAGTGTCCATGTTTTAAACTCTTCGAATTCTTTCTCATTCTTGAATACTGTCTGGAATGTCATTATCTAATCTCTCTTTCATGTCTTTAAAAATTGGACCAAAAAACTCCCTAAACTCTTTTGGAGAAAAGAAAGATGTGTGTCCAGTATCAATTATAACTTTACCATTTTCATCTGTTAATTTATTTTTGATCGTGAACTCAATCGTTGCATAAGATGCACCTTTGTTACGTTCTTTAATAATAACAGTCTTTAACAACCCCTCACGATAGAACTCTGCTTCATAGTTAAGACTCATAATCTTCTTTCCTGTGTTTAGGTTTACGGATGTATTGAACCCTACTCTCTACCACACGCATGCGATATTTGGGAGTACGTAAATCCTTTGCAATAGGATCTCTAGGTTTCAAAGTCTTATTATACACTTTCATTTTTTACAAAGCAAATTTCTTTAGCACCTCATTGGCTTGCGTAAAGTCTTGCAGTTCCTGTTCTAATGTTTCGTATAGAGCGAGTTTCTCCAGTACATCTACCATATCTTGCAACTCTTCATTGAGTGCAGATTTCCACTCATCGTAAACTTCAATGTCATAGATAGACCACATGATGTCTAGAAGTTTTACTTGTTGTTTAGTCAAACCTTCAATTGTAATCATACAGTTTCCTTAATGTTAGACCATTTTGCAAGTTTAGCCATCTTGGCATTCTTGGCACGATAGACAGTCATCTCATCAACCATGTCACTTGCGATTAACAATTCAATCATACAAAGCAAGTCACCCAGTTCTTCTTCCAGATGCTCTCTGTTTGTTACACCATTGTATTCATCGTTCATACCGAACCTGAATACCTTACTTATTGCTTGCGTAACTTCAGCACACTCTTCCTGAGTGATCAAGAGAATTTCTTGATCTGACTCATTCTTAATTTTATTACTCACAAATTTATTCATAATCACCTTTCAAATTAGTGCTGGTTTTTCTTTATAGTCTGTAACCAGCAAAAATAGACTGCTGCTGTTTTGGCTGTTTAAAGTCTGCCACGGATATCCCTCCAGTAAGACTTGTGGGATTTTAATCCCAACTCTTTCTATCACCAAATTCTTCATTATAATCATACCCTGCGTGGTATGCTTCGAACTCAGCTTCAGTAGTTGCTTCAATGCGTGGACCAGACATACCACCTACACCACCACGATGTGGGTTGCGATCACGTCCATAATAACTATCAGCTGAACCACGATCGAAAAACGATCCATGACTTTTATCAAAATGGTCAGTGGCTAATTGTGCTTCTTTATAATTCATATTAAGCTCCATAATATTGTGCATCGTCATTTGCCATCTCATCGGCATACGACATCATTTCAAACTGCTTTTCTAATTCCAAACACTCAAGATTTTCAATGGTATCATAAACCATTTCAATCGGACAATTCAGTGTCACTGCGATAAACTTTGGAGACATACCTTCTGCCAACAACTCTTCAATATCCAGTGATAACTCTGCCATTTTACTCATATCAAATCCTCACAATCAAACCATAAACATAAACAGCCAACAAACCTACGTTGACTACCACTAAACTTGCACGCTTAATTCTTACAGCCCACACTAACCACAACACAGAACCGATATTGAACAAATAGATGTTCAATGGATCGATAGAGAGTGCAGTGGCAATTGCAGCACCAATAGTAACTATCGTGGCTGACCACTCTAAAATTGCATTCACTTTTTCATTTTTCATACAACTATTATACCGTATCCTGCAATTAAAGACAACAACTTTATGCGTGCAAAAAACCCCTGTAATTTCAACAACTTACAGGGGTTAATAACCCTACAGAGTGTAGGGGATTAGTCGTTACGACTGTTTCTGTGAGTTGGATCTCCAGCTTCATACACTGGCATTGTAGTTGCTTCTGCCAATGGAGACGTATTGAAGTCAAACCCAAATCCATTTTGTGATGGAGGTGGAGCCATCGGACGTGGTGGCATCATTCCCATTGGTTTAGGTGCAGCTGCAGGTGCTACTGGAGTTGGTGGTTTATCCCAACCTTTGTTTGCAGCTTGTAGTGCTAATTTCTGCGCATCTTTATCTCCACCAGCTAACATGATACCTGATAGAGTACCAGTCAAGAATGTAGCGATAGGAATAATTAACTCAAAGAACTTCTGGTCGATAGGACTGATAGCGTTCAATGGTTGTGTCACAAAAATAATAGAATATAGAACAACAAAAACAATTCCAACAAGGGTAAATGATAAACAGATACCGATGAAGAATTTCAGACGAGCCATTAACTGCTCTTCTGTATACATAAAATTATCATTCATTTACATGCTCCTGTAGTTGGTACTGGTGCTGTCGCAGGCTTAGCAACTTCACCATCTTTTAGCGGACCAAGTCTTGGATCTCGCTGTCCTTTGAAAATATGTTCAGGACAAGTTCTTGTCACATCACATGTTGGTAATTTACAGATTTGTTTATCCCAGTTTTCTGGGTTTTGACATGGATAGCGAAAAGACTCTGTGCTAACCATAGAAAATCCGATAGGAATCAACAACAAGATTCCTAATAGTTTAAATAATGTTTTATCATTCATCTCAATTCACCTTTTATTATTGTTATTTTGATAGTGGATTGTCTAGTGCTTTTTGTATCTTACTATCTATTTCTTTACGAACTTGACGTAATTCTTGGTCAGTTTCTTTCTGTGCTTGAGTTGCTTCACGAGCAGACTGCTTAGCACTACGCTCTACGGACTCAACAACTCCCTCTAGACGACGGATATCATTCTTTAAGTCGCCTTTAATGTCACGAGTATAGTCGCTAGTCTTTTGGCTATTCTCTTCAATAACAGCTAGTTTTTTGTAAACTTCTGTTAAGTCTGGAGTGATATATTCAGCAATCTTTTTCTTCATACTTTGATAGTCTTTATAGACTTCAAATGTACCATACAGACCACCAAGTATTGTTGATACTAATGTGAACGCTACCATTAACTTGGCTGGTGTAAACTCATAGCCACCAATAGAGATAACTGTATCTTTACTAGCATACTTCTTTACTGCTGCTTCAGCATCGTCAATCTTTTTATTGACGTCTTTTATTTCTTCTGCCATCTTAATTTCCTTTGTTGTATTGAGAATCTACCATTTCATTGTGTAGTCTATCTGTGCCACCAAACATTCTTAAATTGGCACGATTGTCAATAGTTTTCTGATTACCATAAACTTGGTATGGCTTATAGAATTGTTGTTGAACGATCAGTTGCTTACCATATGCATCAAATCCAGGTGTGAATCCCATTGCTTGGATAACTACATTCTGGACTGCCTTTTGTGCTTCTAAGTCTGATGCTTTGCCCATTTCACCAGCAAGATTCTTACCCTTTTCTACAGCTTCTGCTTTTGCTGCAGCTTCTCTTCTTGCTTGTAATTCTTGTCTTGCTGTAGGTGCTGCTGGTTTATCAGATGACGCTTGAGTAGTATTAGTATTCTGTGGCGAATTACTGCCTCCAGTGCCTTTCGGAGCATCATCTTTTTTATCCTCTTGTTTGTTTCCACCCTTTGGTTCAGGTTTATCTCCACCTCTTGATTCGTTCTGAGCCATCTGTTGTGGTGGAGGTGGTGGTGGGGCTAGCTGAACTGCTGCAGCTGGTGAGTTATTGCTTGTTGATGATTTTGCAGTAATTACTTTATCCACATTGGTATCACCAGTAGCTGATACACCAGTAGAAATAGAACCATCAGTATTAATACTTGTTGTTACGGTATTGACTGCTACTTTAGTAGTTGATGGATCATTTGCTTTAGTTGCAGCAGTTGAAGACAATGAGGAATTAACAGCAGTTGAATCAATATTAGGAACTAAGTACTTGATGGCATAAGCAGTGGCATAACCTTCACATCTGTTGCTGTACAATGAATCTAAAATACATTGAGCATTTAAATTTGCCTGTTCGTATCCTGGACATGTTGTGCTATAAAGAGGATTGGCAGCACAGCGATATGCCAAATAAGCAGAGGCATAATTTGGGCAAGAAGGATTAGATAATGGGCTAGCAGTACACTGTTGAGTAAATAGTGCTTCTGCGTATCCTGAACATGCAGAATTGTAGAGTGGATTAGCAGCACACATCTGAGCCTGATAAGCTGCTTGATAACCTGAGCAAGATGTTGATGATAGTGGATTCACTACACATGGATCTGGTGTATATTTCCAGCTACTAAACTTATTGAAAACTGCGCCAGTGCCATATACATTATCAACTAAAGCAAACCCACCCATATCATCTAACAATAATGAATTATTAAAAACATGAGAGTTTCTGATAGAACCAGATGAATTCTGCTCTGAGTGAATATATGCATTAGAATATAAAACACTATGGTCGCTCTTTGTTACCGCAACACCAACAGCAAGAGATGAATCATCCCAAACTGAACAACCTAGTGTTCCATCTGGATTTGTTCCAGCAACTGAGCACCATCTACCACCTAGAACATAATCGTATCCATAATTCAAACCATGTATTTTTAAACCAGCACCAACCAAATCAAGTGCTTGGTTGATGGCATAACTTTCTGCATACATTAGTCTGCTGTTAAGAACATTATTGTATCCAGCACATGATGGAGAATACAATGGGTTACTCATACATGGATCAGTTGTATAGTTTAAAGTGAGAGATGGTTCTCTAACTTGTGGTCCATAATAACCTGCCCAGAAACGAGCATCTTTACCAGTAAATGATAATGCAATTTGATCTGCAGCAAGTAAATCTTGAGGGTTATTAAATGTTTGGGTGCCAGTCTTTAATTCAAACCCTTGTGTTGGTGTGCTATAGTTGTAAGTATATGACTGAAGAGCATTACCACCTCTCAACATCTCAACTTTACCAGTCAGCGTTCCAATATTGTCACCAGAGTTATTAATCATCCATGAATAATTATACCCATTGATTTTAATACCAGAGTTTGATAGATCTAAGGCATGCTGAATGGCAAACGCTTCAGCATTAATTCTTTGAGTTGCTGTTGCATTTGTATATCCAAAGATTAGTGTATTGGTTGCTGCATTATATGCAGGTCCATTGCCACCACCAGAAAAGCCACCTGCTTGTCCAGCAACAGAACCACTCCACGCACCAACTGATGGTGTTAGGATATTTTCAGATGTTATTGGAGTTTGTGCTTGTGCTGAACAATGACCAAGTATCATTGCCAATATAAAGACACCAAGAATAACAACTAACCTAGTCATTGGTTAGTCCTTGCTCTTGACTTTCTGTGGCTGTCTAGATGGATCAGCTTCCCAAATAGATTTAGCAGATTCACCAATTTTACCATCAACTGGACATGGTGTACCAGCATTCATCATCGCTGAGAACACTCGTTCATCTTGACACATAATAGAAACTGCAGCAACTTTCATACCCATGTCGTAAATACCACGAGCAAGTTTAAGTCTTTCACAGTTTTTATCAGTAGTAGTACTACCGAAACTAATGCCTAGAATTTGAGTTTGTGCTGCGCCAGATACACCGACTGCGCAAACGTCAGAGTTAATAACCGTAATGGCTGGAGCCACTGCTGTTGGTGGAGGGGATTTTACTGTTGTAGTGCTATTTGAAGTAGAATCAGTTGTGCTTCTACTAGTCGAGTCGGTTACAATAGGCTGACCCATTGTAATTGATGTAGTCATGACAAAAAGCACCGCTGTAGCGATCTTTTTAATCATTTTTAAAACCTTTAGTTATTGTAAATATGCGGAGTTACATCAAGAAGTACTGCTCACATCTAATTTTATTTAGGAACTAAAGGTTATTTCTTTTGTAGTTCGTCTACTTCTTTTTCGATGGTTTTCACACCTGTTGACTGAAACATTCCACTAACTTTATTCAAGAAAGATTGTGTTTTCGATGTACTGCTTTTTATAGCGAGTTCTTCCTCAGTCTCTGGAGTAATACGTCTTCCAGCTGAGTCATATTCTACACGCTTTTTAACTCTATCATATAACTCAGGCTCCCAGTCTTTAGAATGTTCTTCTATTTTAATTTCTGGTAACTCTGTTTCTTCTGCTTCTTTGAAAGTTTGTACGTAGTCCATACCTTCAACTTTAGCGATTTTAACTTCTTCTTCGACGCTAACTTTATCATCAATGTCAATACCCTTCTTTGCAAAGAAGGAATTCCATGTTGTTGGTGCTACCTCGATAACACTTTCTTTTTCTCTACGCTTTTGCCAGTTTGCAGCAACTAACAATAAAACTGCTAAAGGATCAAATACAATAACAATAAGAATGGTGACGATACGAACTGCCTTCTCAAGCATATTCGTATCATTTGAACTTTCGTCACCATATATCAATGCAGCAATATACTTTATTGGTCCGACTTCTGCTTCGACTTTACGGACTTCGCTGGCGATTGGCGCACGCTCTTCGTTGAGTTTGGCGATCTTGGCTTGCG